GTGTCGGGCAGCCCAGGGTGCGGCCCTGTGCCTTGACCTGGGCCAGCGCGGCCTTGGTGCGCTCGGAGATCTTGCGTGCCTCCCACTCAGCGAACACGGCCATCATCTGCAAGAAGGTGCGGTCAGCCTCAGGCATGTCAGCGCAGACGAAGGGCACGCCGGACTCCAGCAGGCCAGAGATGAAGTGAACATTGCGAGCCAGGCGATCCAGCTTGGCGATCACCAGCATGGCCTTGGCCTTCTTGGCGGTGGCCATGGCGGCGGCAAGCTGCTCTCGGTCATTCTTGCGGCCAGACTCGACCTCGGTGAACTCGGCGACCAGCTCGGCAGCGCCGATGTGCTTGGCCACGGCTGCACGCTGGGCATCAAGGCCAAGACCTGATTTGCCTTGGCGATCTGTGGAGACCCGGTAGTACGCTACGAATTTGCCGTTATGTACAGTCATGATCAAGCCTCCACGCTATCAAGGATTGCATCCAACTTCTTGTTCAGCGAGTCAACCTTGCGCTGTGCAGCAGGCTTCAAGAAGGTTTGATTGCCTGAGTAGTAGGCTTTGTCGCCACCAATGTAGCTGTCTGAGTTGTGCTCGATTCGAGTGATCTGATTCTCGATGTCGGCAATTAACTTTGCTGTGGGTGTCATGTTGAACTTTCTGTGAGCTTTATCTGCTCGTTGTGTACATGATGCAATCGTAACCGATGTATATCAAAACGTACAAGACCCAAACCCTACGATTTAGTCGGGTATTATTATTTGCTTGCTTGTACAGAATGCAAACGTAACAATCGGAGGGTATATCTAACTGACATATCCACCATGCAAGACACCAAAACAAAACCATTCCTGATGCGTCTTAAGCCTGAGACCAGGACGCTGTTAGACACAGCTGCTGCAGACCAGCGCAGATCACGCGCCTCGCTTGTTGACCAATGCGTGCGCGACCAGCTGCAGCCCCGCTATGGCCACCTGACACCACGCCTGGAGCGCTTCCTGTCTGGGGTGAAACAATGAACCACAGAGAGGCAGTAAAGATGCTGGACATGGCTCGCGAAGGCCAGCCAATACCGAATGAGGTTTTGTCTGCAGCGCTGTTTAAAACTGGCGAGTGGGATGACAGCGACAACAGCACACCGCAGCAGCCAAGTGTTGATGTTCTTGAGTACGTCAACGCAATGCGCCAGGCAGGCTTTCTGTGAGCGTTGCCATCTACTTTGTTGTTCCTGGTCAGCCAGTCGGTAAGGGCCGGCCACGGGCAAGCTCCCAGGGCGGCTATGTGCGCATGTACACGCCGGCAAAGACTGTGACGTATGAGCAGCAGATCGCACGCCAGGCGACGTTTGCCATAAACGGTATGGCATTGCTAACCACGCCCATCAGCATGCGCATTGTGGCCTTCTACGGCATACCACCGAGCTGGCCGAAGCGTAAGCAGATGCAAGCGCTGAACGGCCACCTGATACCAGGCAAACCAGACATCGACAACGTCGCCAAGGCGGTGTTAGACGCATGCCATGTGGTCTACGTCGATGACAAACAAGTCACTCGCCTGGTCGTTGAAAAAGAGTATTCGTATGACCCACGCATTGAGGTCTACATCCACGAGAGATTGAAATGAGTTTTGCAAAGCACCAGGTCAGCCTTAAAGGCAGCAGCGTCAATGGGCAGCCGTTCAAGCTGTGCCACCGCTGTGAAGAAAAAAAGCCACCAGAAGGCGGCATACAAACCAGCCCACACAGATGGTATTGCGCCGTCTGTTGGGTAGACAAGATGAAGGGCAAGAGATGATCAAGACAGCAGAAGATGATGAGTTCGACCGCATCGAACGCGAAGCCGCCATGAAGTCTGGCCAGCCATACCACTGGGATGTGTACGTCAGCCCCAGCCAACGCAACCAGGTACTTGAAGAGGTTGCCATCAAGCTGGCTGCCATGCCCTTTGGCGACACAGCTGCAAGCTTTAGCTGCTATGTGCGCAGTCTCAAGGCTGATGTATGACCCAGCTGCAGACCAAAGTTAGACAGCTGCTCAGTGGCAGCGATGGCATGACAACCAGGCAGCTGGCGCTGTGCATTGACTCAGGCACGCAAGACATCACCAGAGCACTCAAGGCCATGCCAGACGCATACGTTGACCGCTGGACAGGCCCAAAGCGCGGCCAGTGGGCGGCAGTGTGGTGTGTTGTGGAAGTGCCCGAAGACTGCCCCAAACCAGAATGATTAAGCGGCCATGGAAACCACACTATCACAAACACAAAGGGCCCCTGGAGCCCGACATGACGATCTTGCTCACCGCTGTGGCCAGAGATCTGCTGACAACCTGGGAGCTCACCAAGGACAAGGCGTTGGTCAACAGGCACTTGGCTGCAGTGGACAAGCTGTACGGGGTTGGCGCCGAGCTCAGGGTCAGACGTTACATGCGCCAGGTGGCCAGAGATGAGCGACATGTCTGAATCAATAGCATTTGCGCTGCCCAAGAAGCCGCGCATCAGAGAGAAAGATCCGCTACCAGATCAGCGCAAGGTGTGTGTCATGCCGATCAGAGCTGTGTTTGACAAGCGCATGAGTCACGGCGGCTTGCAAGCACTGGCAGCGCTGTGCGCATATTGCAACAGGGCCGGCATCACATGGGTAAGCCAGACCAGGCTTGCACAAGACCTGGGCATCACCCAACAAGCAGTGGCCAAGCAGTTCAAGCAGCTTCGTGAGCTGGGCTACCTGGAGACCATACGCAAGGGCTTTAAAGGCGAGCGCACTGACACCCTTCGCGTGATCTTCGATCCCACCATCACAGCCGAGCAAGCCATCACCATGACATCAAACAAGGAAGACACACGCCCACCAACCATCATTGCAGAGCACGCCAAAGAGGCCGAACAGATCGACAGAGAGGGCCAACAGCGCATCGCCCAGCTGATCAGCAAAGCGCTTAACAAACCACTTAAACAGGAGAAAGCCATGGCCACATCAGGTCAATCAAGAACGGTCAGAAAGATGAAGGAAGACATCGAAAAGGCCAAACAAAAGCGCTTACCAAGTACAACCAAATCTGTGGATAAGCATGTGGATAAACATGCACACATTCACAACCCCCAGGTTGTACATGGAGAGGTCTTACATTCACAACCTAATCACAACCTGGAGGTTGTACTGATCTCCAAAGAACACATAAGAGAGAGTATTAATAATAATAACTTAAATACAATTAAAGAAAGCCTAAGGTTAGTACTGCACAACCATGTTGATAACTTGGTCGAGTTTGGAATGACGTTGCAGCAGATCGATGACGGCCTCGCAGTGCTGCTCGACATCTACCGCGCTGAAGGCATCACACCCAAGCAGCATCACCTGGTTGAGGGATTGATGCAAATGCACCGAGATACCAGATGATTGAATGCCTCCTCCGCGGGTCAGAAGGTACCGCCACGCTTCGATCACAGGCAAGCCTAGACATGGGTAGCCTGTACATGTTGCAATCGTTCCTACGTCGTTTAAATCGATTTGTACATGTAGCATACGAACGTATGGATTTTGTACAGCAGGGCAGCAAAGCGACGTGTCTCCCTTGGAGCTGGCGGCAAACCATATGCGCACGCATCATGCTCGCGATACCGGCTGCGTCAACAGGCGCGGTAAAAAGCGACCTATTCCCCCCCGCCCCTCACCATAGCGTAGTGGGGACTTCCCCCAATTTTTCCCAGCCTTTTCTTCGGCTTGGAAATTTTCACCAACTTTCTTCATAATTTTGTACACTAACCAACAGATAGGATTGACTTATGGCATATGAACTTAAGCCTGGACAGGGCACTGCTTTTGTAAATAAATTTAAAGCTGAGGACTGGCACGCGCCGTATCGCGGTGAGATCCTGTTGCCTGACGGCACGCTGTGTTACCTCGATGTAAAGCCTGGTAAGACGGCTGCTGGTGAGCACTGGTTCTCGATCAAGATTGGTAAGCCTAAAGCTGCCAAGCCTGTTCAAGCAGCAGCGCCAGTGATGCAGTCTGACGACAGCGATATACCGTTCTGATGACCAGACCTAAGTCACCGTCCAACATCCCCAACTTGGCTGGTTGGGGTGGCACCCGGTCAATTGAGCGCAGACTGGAAAGGTCTACCACGCTGGCCGGCAATAAAGAGGCTGTGGCTTACGCATTGCTGTGTATGGCCAACACCAAGATCTCGGACATCATGACCTGGGACGAAGCCGGCAACGTAACCGTTAAGGCTGCGCACCAGATTCCCGAGCATGCTTTGACGGCCATCAAGTCAATCAAGCAAAAGGTTGACCGGGATGGCAACTCAACGCTTGAGATCGAGCTGTATGACAAGGTCGGTGTGCTGCGCATTCTGGCCAAGGCTTCTGGGCTACTGGATAACCCTGATGAGTCCGACAAGCCATCGGTGATCGGCATCAACATCAAATCGCCGTCGCAGATCAATGACATTGTTGACGTAAAGGGAGATTGACATGGATGAAAAGTTTATTGACCGGATGATTGAAGTGCTGATGCTTGAGCTTGACACGGACTTGGATGACCAGGCGTGGGAAGACATCTGCGACGACAAGCTGGACTTGCTGATTGACCTACGCAAAATGAAAAAGGGATTGCATGAGCCGGACTAAAGAACAAAGCGCCAAACAGATGCCATCAACGGGGCTGAACCTGGACTTCAGTGAAAGCCCACAAGTGTGGGAGTTCTTGCGCTCCAACGCATTTGTGCGCGGCATGATGGGGCCGGTGGGCTCGGGTAAGTCTTACGCCTGTGCTGCCGAGATCATGATGCGTGCTGTTAAGCAAAAGCCCTCCCCCATCGACGGCGTTCGCTACTCGCGCTTTGCCATTGTGCGTAACTCATATCCCATGCTTAAGACCACCACGATCAAGACGTGGATTGATCTCTTTCCAGAGTCTACTTTTGGGCCGCTGCTTTGGACACCCCCGATCACGCACCACATCAAGCTGCCCAGCAGGGGGGACGCTGCCGGCATTGACTGCGAGGTGATCTTCTTAGCCCTTGACCAACCCAAAGACGTGCGCAAATTGCTGTCATTGGAGCTGACTGGTGCGTGGGTCAATGAGGCACGCGAGCTGCCCAAGGCTGTGATTGACGGCTTAACCCACCGTGTTGGCCGTTACCCAACAAAACGCGATGGCGGCGCTACCTGGTCGGGCATTTGGATGGACACCAACCCGATGGATGATGACCACTGGTGGTACAAGCTGGCCGAGAAAGAAAAGCTCACCGGCCAGTTCGCCTGGAAGTTTTTTAAGCAGCCTGGCGGCGTTGTTCCTGTTCAACCCGAAGACTTGCCAGAGATGCCCGAGGCCAACGATCACGTCTTCTCCGCTGCCAAGTGGTGGAAGGTCAACCCTAAGGCTGAAAACCTTAACAACTTACCCTCTGGTTACTACCTACAGATGCTTGGCGGTAAGACCCTGGACTGGATTCGCTGCTATGCAGGCGGTGAATACGTCTATGTCCAGGAAGGCCGGCCCGTGTGGCCAGAATATGATGACTCAATCATGTCTGGCGACACTGATATTGACCCTTCTGTGCCAATCCAAGTGGGCCTGGACTTCGGTTTGACACCGGCAGCCACCATTGGCCAGCGACTACCGAATGGCCGGTGGGTGATTCACCAAGAGATCGTCACCTTTGACATGGGTCTCGAGCGTTTTGGCACACAGCTGCTTGCCGAGCTCAACGCTAAGTACCCAAACCACCAAGTCATGATCTGGGGCGACCCAGCCGGCATGGCCAGAGACACAATCTATGAGGTCACAGCGTTTGATCACCTCAAGACACTGGGCCTGCGCGCACAACCGACTGCCAGCAATGACTTCAAAGTGCGCCGTGAAGCGTCGGCGGCACCCATGCAGCGCCTGGTCATGGGTAAGCCTGGACTGATTGTCAACCGTGAGTGCAAGCTGCTGCGTAAAGCGCTGGCCGGTGGCTATCACTTCAAGCGTGTTGCTGTTGGCGCTGGCCACGAGCGTTTTAAAGACGCGCCAAACAAGAACGAGCACTCACACATTGGTGATTCGTTTGGCTACCTGATGCTGGGCGGTGGTGAATATAACCGCATGACGCGCACACACCAGCTCGGCGGCAGACCCATGGGGCAATCAAGCGCCAGCACTGACTTTGATGTGTTCGCATAGCAACATATCACGCTGATATACAGGGGTTGCACCGTGTACAAAATTCAATAGAATTGTTTGGCATGAGTACAGACATCATTGAACTGCCGCCATCAAATTTGCCTGCGCCAATTGCGCGGCAAAAGATCATGGCCATTCAAAGAGCGTGTCAAGCGTTACCTGATGGCCAGCGCATGGATGAGTCACCACCACTAAAGCACTGGCTTGCGCCTGGCGTGTATGCGCGTGAGATTCATTTGCCTGCTGGCACTGTCGTTGTTGGCAAGATCCACCGACACCGTCACTTCAACATCATCAGCAAGGGCAGCATTACTTGCTACACCGAGTTTGGGTTAGAGAAACACGTTGCGCCGTCTTCATTTATTTCGGAGCCTGGAACAAAGCGTGTTGTTCACACACATGAGGACGCGATCT